GTTCGGCAGGCTTTGAGATTCCTAAGAAACAAGTGGTGCATAACTGGTAGTACGCTGTCAGTGTTTAAGGAAGATGACGCAACCCTGGATCACACTTCGTCCTTAGCAACTACGGCAGGTGCGTCGCCCGTAACCTGTAATACTCCGGTGTAATATGCCAACAATCGGACCTTTATCGCCAATGTGGATGCTTGGTTTGTCGGCGGGAACAGCCTCAACCCCTCCATCAGGATTTGGTTCATCAATGTTTGTTTTGGGTATTGGCATTCCAAGCACAGTTGTCACAGCGATTTTCCCTTATGTGAACATCTTGCGTAGACGCAGACGGTAATGTATTATCAACCCAAACCTTAAAGGAGGTTAGTTATATGCCTGAGAACGACAAACCAAATGTGGATGCTAAAACCGGCGAGGACAAAGGACCGGCTCCCGCGATAGATCCTGCACAGTTGCAGACTGCGATTGATGAGGGTCTGGCGCGAGCAATGGAGTCGCAGAGACAGCGAGAGGCTGAAGTCTCTGCTCGACCAACGGCGGTTGAGAACCCACTGGCTCCAATCATCGACCCGATTATCAACCCTCGACTGAAGAACATCGACACGAAGGCGAACGCGGCCTATGACGCCTCAATCTTCTACGCCACTCACCCTGAAGCCGTGGAGCATCAGGCCGAGGTAGAAGGCGCCTTTAACACGATGATTCAGAACGGAACACCTCTGACGCACCAAACCATCTGGGAATGGTACAAAGGAAAGAACGAAGACAAGTTCTTCCAGAAGCGTGTCGAGGCTGATAAGAAGAAACTAGAAGCGGCCAAGGAGTTCACCACCGTTGACGGCGGTGTCCGTCCACAGGGCGGCGAGCGCAAGCAGGCTTTTGACGCTTCCGATGAGGAGCTTAAAGGCGGCTTGAAAGACGTGGCCTTTTGATTGAAATCAACCGTGAAGAGTTGGCTTGCTCAGCAGGCTTCTTCAACGGCGAAGGAAGCACTTGGATTAACAAGCAGAAGAAAGGGGCTCCTTCAGTAAGAGTGGGGATCTCTCAAGTTGAGCGAGAGCAACTAGATAGATTCGACAAAGCTACTGGCGAGTTAGGCAAGGTTTATGGTCCCATTAAAAGTAAGCAACCAAGACGTAAACCTCACTATGTCTACAAGACCAGTGGACATAAGGCTCAAGCTGTGATAGCCTTGTTGTGGAATTGGTTAAGTACGCAAAAGCGCGAGCAAGCCAAGATAGCTATACTCGCCTGGAAAAGAGATAAACGAATCATTGGACGGCCTCGATCTTGTCAGTCGAACAAACCGTCTAACAGTGTTGTTGAATGAGTGATATCGGTTATGAAGGTCTCAGCCGATGATGGGAAACTTGTTCAACCGCTTGGTCATAGCGCGATTGTGTTATACCAGGCGACGACCTTACCCTGACTAGAAAGATGGTGTATTTTTACGGCTGATGTAGCAACAACCTTTAGTACCTTGTCCAACGACGCACCGAACGTATATATCGCTCGTGAGATGTTTCGTCTTTCCGAGCGTAATCTGCGAATTGGTAAGTACGCAAAGTTGCATACGCTCCCGCAGCGGATGAGTAAGACCCTCCGTGTGGTTCGATATAAGAGGCTTAACTTGCCGTTCTCGACCCTCACTGAAGGAACGCCTCCCGATGCAGTGGCTTTAGCGACTGAAAACGTAGACGTGACTGTTGAGCAGTGGGGTATCGTGGTCCTGTTGACAGACGTGGCTCTGATCACGACTGTCCATCCAGCATTGCAAATCGCTATTGATCGTACCAGCTTGGCTATCGCTGAGGTTCTGGAACGTGAAATGGCTAACGTGCTTTTGTCTGGTACTCAGGTCTACTTTCCCGGCAGCGCAACCTCGCGGCCCACGATTGGCGCATCTGATAAGATGGATACGGCTACCGTGTTGAAGTCTACCGTTGCTCTGAGAAACCTTGGAGCCGGTGAGCAAGAAGGTGGTTTGTTTGGCGGTGTCATGTCTCCTCAACAGGAGGGTGATGTACTGTCTGCGGATCAAACCTTCAAAGACGCGAGTAACTTTGCCAATGTCCGTGCTTTGCAATTTGGTGAGATCGGGATCTGGATGGGAGTTCGATGGGCGAGAGGAAACTTTCTGCCTATCTTCAAGGGTGTTCCCGCGCCTGATACTACGGCTGCTACCTTAGAGAAAGCTCAGACCAGTGAAGTTGGTGCTGGTGGTGCTCTCGATGGTAGTCTGCTTGTGGTAGTGGCTCGTGATATCACCACGAACTTTGAGAGGAAAATCAGTCAGACCCATACGGTGTCTGATGCTGATGGTCTTTTCAACGTGACTGCTCCTACGAGTACGAACTATGTGTACGACATTTATCTGTCGGATACCTCTGGTTTGAACTTTAAGAAGCTCTATTCACGTGTAGCGGCTAGCTCTGTTAACGCTATTAGCGCGGCGATTTACGCAGCGGCAACACTTGCAACTCCTCCTTCGGCTCCTGCTAACCAGCGGGAAGTCTTCGTTGCTTGGGTGTTTGGTTTGGATTCGTTCGGTCGCGTAGAACTTAACGGCATGTCCCTTGAGTCCTATATTACTCCTCCGGGCGCGTCTTTCTCCAATCCTCTCGCACAAGGTCGGAAGGTCGGCACCAAGATCATGTGGAAGAGTTTTATCATTGATAACAACTTCTTCGCACGTATCGAAAGCGCCAGCGCCTTCTCTGCTCAATTGCCGAGCTAAGGTGTGCATACACAGTCGTCGGACCCATCTCGACGATTGCAGTATCCACACTTGACGCACCTCAAGGCACACCCTTTAGTATTATAGGACTCCAATGGCCCAAAAAAAGTACAAAGTCGATCCGAAGACCAAAAAGCGTGTCATAGCGCGTCCTGGCCGCAAGACGCTCACTCCCGAACAGCGACAAGCCTCCAAAGCCCGTCTACAGCAGAACCGAGCTACCACCGTTTTCCTGCACATGCCGCATTATCGTCTGGGTCAAACCTATGGACCCGGTAAGGTCGTGGTCTCAGCTACTCTCGCTCGTGAGTTTCAGTTTGAGGAAGAGAAGCAGCGTGAGGCAGACACGGCTTTCTATGGCACTAAGGGAGTTATTGTTGGCCCTCCTCGCACAATAGGCAATCAGAGTGCACACAGCACCCATCAAGTTCCGGTCGAAACATTCGACACTACTCTCGACCAAGACTCTAGTATAGCAATGACGTTCAAAGGATAAGGGGGTTTTCATGGCTAACAAAATAGTGATTCACAAGGTCTCGGCTGATGGCGAGCAGATCAGTCAGGAGATCACGCTGGAAAAGCGAGACTACGACCTGCTTGATAAGGGGATGACTCTGCGCAAACTCCTTGACAAGTTCTTTGCGTTGGCAGACGAGCGCACATTCGAGGTTAACAAGCGTGTGATGGCGGCTGGATACTACCAGCGGAAACTCGCTGCGGTATCACCGGAAGCTGCTATGTTGGTAGCAGAGATCTGGGATATTCTCCACGGTCGTAAGCCAGGGCCGGCTGTTGACTCAGTTCTGGAGCAGGACAAACTTGAGCGCGAGGCTGAGATTGCTCGTCTCAAGGAAGAAGCTGCTGGTCGTGATCTTCCTCCTGATGTGAGTCTATGAGCGCAGAGAAGGTCTCCGTTGTCGTCGTAGATCCTTATCATAAGGTCTATGGCATGTTGGTGCCAGCGCTGATCCAGCGGCTTCTTGAGGCAGTTGAGGCTTTTGGTGATGGCTCTAACACCGTTGTAGAGTTCATGACCCGCCTACATGCTGGTGATAAGGGTGCGATACTTCTCGCTGCTGTGACACCTGCCGGCAAGGTCAAAGGTTACGCTGCTGCTGGTACGAATGGCTCTGAGGTCATTATGATCCAGCCGCGACTCGATGAGCCGACCTCCAATGACGCCATTGCTGAGATGATTGAGCGTATCGAAGAGTGGGCCAAGTCTCTCGGTGCCAAGAGGATCACACTTATCTCTAAGCGTCTCGATCCTAAGTGGCAGAAGAAGTATGACTTTGATGTGGCGAGATACGTCCTCACAAAAGAGCTTGCTGAATGAGACACTTCTGGATTAATAAGCCGTAAAACCTACGCGAGGCACTTATGAGTAGACACTTAATCAGCATTGAGATCCAGCGTGAGACGGCAGAGAAGCTCCTTAAACACTATCAGGAGCATCATGATGTGAGAAGTCCTCTCACACAACAGATTATTGATGCTATCGAGCTTGCACTTGGGAGAGACGACGGATGAAGAACTTCATGGGCAAAGAAGAGTTTCCCTGGCTACAAGATCTTGAGGACTACACAGACGTTATTCGTGAAGAGTGTCAGTCAGTGGTCAGTGAGTTCCAGCCGTGGCCTGAGACTGAATATCACAATGGTCTCTGGCACGTGTATGGGATCTACGACTATCCGTTTGGGCGTGATGAGTACAAACACGCTGCTCCTCTTACAGCTAAGATCATCAAGAAGTATGTGCCTAATCATGGCGCTGCTGGATTCACGCTATTGAAGCCCGGCGCGGAGATCTTCCCTCACCGTGGTCTGATTGGGGCGATCCTACGCATTCATCTACCACTGGTAGTGCCTCCAGGTGACGTAGCCTTCAAGGTGCGTGACGAGATACGTGAGTGGGAAGAGGGAAAGGCGTGGATATTCAACGACAGACTCCATCATCAAGCTTGGAACCATACTCAACACGATAGATACCTCCTAGTCTGTGACTTCAAGCGGCAGGCTCGGCCATGAAGTATGACGTTCACATTTTCAGCATGTATCGAGAAGAGACCGCGCGATTTCTACCACAACTAAGACACCGGATCAGTCAGTTCCTCAAGCTTGTGAATCGCTCACCGCAGTATAAGGTCATGACATCTGGTCTTATGGCTCGGTTTGCTGTTGAAGACCCTACTATTATGATGGCTTTTGCCACGGACAACGAAGACAACATCGTTGCGCACTGTATCGCGGAGATCCTCGAAATAGACGGCGTGAGAGTGTGTTTCGTCGGCCAGTGGAAGTCAGAAGTCCCAGGTGTTCTTGACAAATCCCTTTCAGTGCTGGATAATTGGGCTAGGTCCAATAACTGTGCTCTGGTGCGCACAGAGTCATTCTCTTGGCAGTTTAGTGAGAAGTCTGCCACTCGACTCTTACGCAAATACGGGTACAAGATCGTGGCCTACAGTTTTGAAAGGAACATAGACGATGGGCGGCAAATCCAGCAAAACAAAGGTGACGCAGCGGTTAGACCCCTCGCAGGTAGCTCTTAATAATCTGGCGCTTCAGTTAGCCCAGGAGCAGGCGCCTTATCGGTCGGCGGCTCTACAGGGTCCGATTGCCGGCGCTATCACTCCAAACACTTCAATATCACCGCAAGCTCTACAGGGCTTGAACCTCGCGTCAACCGAGCAGCCCTATGCGTCACTGAAGTATGCTTCTCCGTATTCAGCCGCAGCCGCAGGGTCACTCCTCGGCCTAACTGACATGAGTAAGCTGACTGGAGCCGCAACTGACTATTACAACAAGATCGTAGCTCCAGGTGCGTTGGCCTCATTAACAGCGAGTGGTCTAGGTAGATCCGGTGCTGTTGGTGAGACCGCAGCGAAGTATGGAGCGCAGATAGCTCTTCCCCTTGAACAGCAACGAGAAGCTAATGTCGCTAACCTGGCTAATTGGGTAACAGGTCAGCAGGCTCAACAGCTTCAGATATCACAAGGGCTACAAACAGGCTCTCCGACATTTGGTGGTGGGGGCACGACTACGACACAGCAATCTCAGCCGTTCAACTGGGGCGGTGCGATTGGAAGTGGATTAAGCTTGTTGGGTAACTCGTCGGCAATGAGTGGATTGAGTACTTTAGGCGGAGGTCTCGCAAGCATCGGAAGCGGTATCTGGGGTGGTATAAGCTCTCTGGGTGCAGGCATAGCGGGCTTGTTCTCCAGCCGTGACTTCAAGGAAGGCATTCAACCTCTAACCCGCGATGACATTCTTGACATGGTTGACAAGACTCCGATCTATCGCTGGCGCTACAAAGGTGATACCAGACTTCATACCGGGCCGATCACGGAGGAATCACCTAAGCTGATCGTCTCTGATGACGGCAAGATGTTGGATTTGGTAGACTACAACGGCTTCCTGTTTGCTGGTTTGAAGGCTCTCAATCGAAAAGTGGACTCACTGGCTCGATTGTCGCCGCAAGCTCTATAAGGATTACTATGGCTGGCTTTGATTCAGATTTTCCTGGGACCTCTGAGGCCCCCGAACTATTGACTGGTGCTCGCGAGTCCTCACCCAATGTGATTGCCGACAAACCTGGTCAACAGATTGCGCCGACTACTCTTGGTGGTGGGGGCATGAGTGTGTTTCAGAGTCTTGCAAACCTCGCGGCCTCGTTCATCGGAGGTGGAATAAGTCGTCAGGCTCCACAAGCCTCAGCAAACATATCACAGACCGTGGCCCGAAACCTCGAACAGGCTAGACAACAGCGAGCAGGCGATCAGTTGAATGCGGCTTCTACCCTTCTTGGTCAAGCCTATGAGTCTGGTGATCACAAGGTCATCTCTGCGGCCCATAAGTCTCTCGGTGAGATGTTGAAGGGCGCTGAACCCGAAGTACAGAAGCATTTCGCTGATCTAGCTATCAAGGCGGGTCAACAGCTTGGTCAAAACGTGAAGATGAATCAGCTTGCAGAGCAGTACAAAGATGATCCTGTAATGTCAAAGGCTATACAAATGAACGCTCAGGGTGTTCCTCCTGCTATTGTTGACGCGTGGATCAGGAACCAACGAGCGCAGAAAGAGGTTGCGTTTAAGAGCCAGCTTACAGACGCCGTGCTCCAGAACAAACTACTGCCGGCTGACAAACAAGATCCTCGTCTCAATGATCCAGAGCTTCACAAGATGCTTGGATTGGAAAGTAAAGCCGAGCCTCCTGCTGGCCCTAGTACGGCTTTCGCGGCTCAAGCGGCTCTCGATGCAGTTCAGCAAGCTAAGTCAGCCGGCCAGCCTGTTCCTAAGCGCATACAAGATGCTTTCCCTGGTATGAGCCACGACCAGATTGCAAAGTCCCTACAGACTAGCATCAAAGCCGATCAACAGCGTCAACAACAGAACATTGCCTTCAGGATAGACACTGCTGAGACCGCACGAGAGAAAATCAAACCTGAACAGGCCGCTATGTGGGTTGATAAGTATGGTCAGAGTCTGTCACCCAAGGATATCGTTGGCAAGAGCGCATCCGAGCTTCCAGAGGGCGCCGTTAAGTTGGGTGGACAGACTGAGATCAATGCTCTGCGGTCAGCACGTGCTTTACCTGAACTTGGTGATCGTTTGATAAAGAATGCTCAGCCGGTTCTCTCGAAGTACAAAGGCCAGCGTATGGGTGATATCTTCGACGTACAGGGAAACAGGTTGGTCATTAAGTCCAAAGCCGCTGCTGGTGACCCTCAGTTGGCAAGATTCGCGGCTGATATGACTGACTTCATGATTGCGGCTCCTCAAGCTCAAGGCATCCCCGGAGGTCGTGAGACGGTCGGCTTGTTTAATCGCTTAGGTACTGGATTGCCAAGCTTTCAAGATACGGTCGAAAGCGCCTCTGCAAAGGTCAATGAGCAGATCCTTAACGTAGGCTCTCGTTGGTCAAGTCGTGGTATTAACATAGCTGGTGGTAGACCTCGATCAGTCGGTGGAAAGACTTACATCAAACAAGGAAATCAGTGGGTGGAACAATAATGGCTAAGGGCGACGTTGTTACAGATCCGAATATCCTGAGTCAGCTTGAGGGCGAGCAGAGTCCTATGTCTGATACATTGAACGCTGTCCATGAGCAAGTTCAGAAGCAGAAGCCCGCATACACTACGCCGGCTGAAGAACTCAGACGAGGTAATCAACCCATAGAGCGTGGAATGCAAGCCGCTGGTGAAGAGTTTCAAAAGCCTCTTGGATCTTTAGGGACTATAGGTGCTGGTGTTGGCGAGGCTTCTGGAACCTATACTCACAATGTCTTATCTACCATACCCGGCTTAGGTGGGCCAAGCGGGGTCGTACCTGCTGCCGGTGCTGCCGTAGCTAGCGCGGCGGGCAATCTGATGGGTGGAGAGTTTACAGGCCGTGTAGTTGGACAATTGATGAAAGCCGCTCCTGAGATCCTTCAGGGCGTGAAGGGCTTGATTCAAGGTACTAACAAAGAGCAAGTCATTGGTGATATCGTCAACAAGTATGCAGGTCGCGCAGCCGGCTACGCTGAGAGAATCAAAGACGTGGGCCAGGGCGCTGGTCTCTATGAGCAGGCTGAGAAAGTACAGGGGGCAATTCCTCTGCGCGGAGTGACTGATAAGATCCGTGATCTTGTGTCCAAGGAAGCTCAAGCCTCCACGCCAAGTAAGCTACTCCTGGGTAAGCTGAACAAAGAAACTGGTCAGTGGTCTGGTGGATTACTCACCAATGCGGTTGACACTTATGGCAACAGACAGGGATCACTGCGTTATCTCATGTCCGAGGAACAGCGTCTCGGTCAGCAAGCACGAGATCTGTTGAAGTCTGCTAACCCGGACTCGAACGCGGCAACTAAGCTCAACACCGCACGTCAGATTATCTTGGACGAGATGGACAAGATCTCTCCGCTGGTCAAGCAGGCAAACCAGAACTATCTCACTAAGGTCTACGGCGATGAACTCGTAGACAACTTGTGGACTGGTGGAAAAGCGGTCGCAGGCAAGATCCGCTCTCAGCTTGAAACTGATCCTGTCATGAAGAAGGCGTTTGGCATTCAGAGTGAGCAACAGATTAAGGAGTTCACTGATCTGATACAGAAAGCCGCGTCTGCTGGCGATCCTCAGACTAAAACAGAACGACTTATCAACATCGCGAAGTATGCGGGCGCCGGATACATGACACACTACTTCATCACTCGATATCTCTGGCGCTCAACAATGGGAGAGGGACACTAAGATGGATCTTGACACAGCTATAAAATTAATCAGTCAGCTTGGGTTTCCTATCGCTGTCTGTGTTTGGTTCATGTGGAGAGACGCAAAGTTTATGTCAATCTTATCCGTGCGGCTGGATAAGATCATTCTGTTACTGGAGATTGCTCTCAAACAGCCGATCATCAGGGACTAAACAATGGCAGTAGGCGCAAGATGATATTAGGTGTGAAAGAAAAGGTTGTCTACACCGCATCCTTTTTGGAGGGTGAAGGCGGCTTTGGAACAAAGAAAAAGGGCAGAGGACAGGCTTCTATCTCAGCAAGTCAAAAGCAGCGTTGGCCTCTTGAAAGGCTTCAAGAATGGTGGGGCGGAGAAATTTATCCCGATAGAGATAGTTGGAGATGGGAAGCTAATGGATGGCTTGCTCATTTGATAATAACTTGTATCAAACCTTATATGAGTCCAAGAAGACTAGATCAAATCAATCGGCTACCGATGTATGTGTCTCGAAGAACGGCACACAGTCCTTTAAGACAAGAGGGCTATAATCGGCGGTACTTTAGACAGGATCGAGGTTCACTCTAATCGCTGTCGGGGCCAGATACCGCGAAGAACCAATAGTCGGCCAGTGGGACTTGCCGATCAAGGGCGTACTTCGTGGTTATCAAGATATCAAGATCCCGCCTGATGGTCTCTTCGATTCTTCCAACGCGGATATCGAGGATGGCACACTTCAGGGACGCCGAGGTCTAACTCAGCTTAGTTCTCAAGTTCTTGGTGCTCGTCCAATGGGGTCCTTGAACTTCTGGGATAACGTGACGGCAGATTATATCTTTGTAGTGACTACAGCCAAGGCTTGGGTTTACACCGTATCATCTGGCGTGTGGGCGGATCTCGACGGAGGCTTGACTGGAACTGCTGATAACCCAGTGAGCGTTGAGCAGTTTGCTTTTGGCAGTCCCCTAAAGAATCGAATCTATTTTGTCAACGGTGTTGATCCACTTAAGACCTGGAAAGTTGGAGATGCAACAGTCAGTACGGTTGTTTCTGGCACAGGAAATCAACCTCCCATCATGCGTGATCTGACGGTCATTGCGGATAGGTTGGTCGGCATCGTTGGCTCACACGCTATTCAGTGGAGCGAGCCACTAGATGATGGTACGGTCTCAGGTTGGCCCTCATTGAATCAGAGAGTCTTTGGTGAGACGGCGGCGCCGTTGATAGCTATCAAGACTATGGGAACAGTCGGCGGAGTAGCCTATAAGAAAGATTCTATCTGGCTTGGAGAAGTCACAGGCTTGCCGGGCGGCTCTAGTTTCAGATGGTCTTTGTTCGATTACGTGGAAGGTCCTGCTGGCTCTAATGCAGTAGTCAACGCAGGTGGTCGTCATTACTACATGACTCGAAACGGACGTATCGGATACTTCAACGGCTTCATGCACAAGTGGGTCGTAGACGGTGCGTGGAAGACGGTTAAGGACGAGATAGATCTGAATGCGCCTTTTCGTGTTCATGGGATCTGGATACCACAGCTTGAAGAGGTGAGGTTCTACTATCAGCGAGCCGGCCAGTCGATCACTGATGGCATGGTGATCTTAAGGCTTGAGAACAAACAGATGGGTCGGCCTTACGCTGCTTTTCCCGGTCGCATGGGCAAATCGGTCACGGCTGGCTGTGAGATCTACGATAATAACTTTACTACGTCCGTGGCTTTCACGTCTGACACTCAGAAGCTCTACACGATCTCCGGGCTTACTGATGACGGTACGGCGGTCAGCGGCTTCATTCAGACTGGTATGATCCTGCCTAACCAGCAGCAGGGTATCGACCGTGTTCTGCCCATTGAACCGTTCCTTGAACGCGGTGGTGGGTTTGGCACAGTAACAATGAAGGCTGTCACCTCGAACATCTTGGACAACATCAATGGCGTGCTCAGTACTGGAGCCTCAATCGACCTAACACTTACTCCACCTAAGACAATCGTGGGCCTTGATGCCCGTGGTAGGTTTATAGGTATGAGACTTGAGTGGACAAGCGCATCGACCATCAAGTATCGCGGCGCCGTGCTGAGAGCACAAGAAACCGAGTCCTAATCATGAGCATGACCGCACTGAACCCCGGTCTGATCTTCCCAGAAGACCTATCAGGTCCGGCTGGCACAGGTTCGGGTGATAATGAGTTAGTCTTGTGGCGAGCTATCAAGGCGTTACAGGCTCAACTTGCCGGCGCCAATTCCCCTCTCGTCGCATTCTTTGGTGATGGATCTCCCAATGGTACAGAGTTCATCGGCAATAAAGTATCAGGTTGCGCGGGGAACGTGCTGATCCTGGGTCCTCAGTTTCAGATCACCACAGGCGATCAGGTCTTGAATGTGGACGCAGGAGCGCGTCAAGTCGGAGTCAACACCTGTACGCCGACCTTTGCTCTCGATATCAACGAGCAGAACTGTGACTCTAAGGTAGTAGCTGTTCGCGGCCCAACCTCAGATGTAGACGAAGACTTCTTCCCTAACTTTTGCCCGACCCCGGTAGCTCGTATCAGGGTCCACAATACCGGAGACTGCTCTGGCCCTATGCAGTTCTTCATCGCTGATGCCACACATACGTTGAACGAGGTGATGGAGCTGAAGGTCAATAAGCAGGTCGAGTTCTTTGGTCAGATACAGATCGACGGTGGGTCTCCAGGTTCGGGGAAGGTGCTGACCTCGGACAGCAACGGACTGGCAACATGGCAAGCTGCTTCATCGGGCGGATTTACTCAAGCTGTTCGGGTTACAAAGTCAGCCAGTCAGAGTATAAGCAACAACACTGACACTGCTCTCACGTGGAACACTGAGACCTTTGATACTAATGGCTTGCATGACAACGCGGTAAACAACTCTAGGCTAACTGCTCAAGTGGCGGGAAAGTATCAGGTGAGTGGTGGAGCAAGGTTTGACACTAACGGCACCGGAAGACGACAGCTTTACATAAAGAAGAATGGCACATCCATCTACTCGTTGCTTGAGCCTGCTGCACCAAATGCTAGCGTTCCAACTGTTTATGTGATTACAGGACTTGTTGATTTGGCAGTTGGTGACTATGTTGAGCTTTGGGTCTTCCAGAACTCAGGTGGAGCTTTGGATCTTACCGCAAGCTTTTCAGAGACTCACTTTGAGATGGCGCAGGTTAGCGGCTAGGGCTTAGATGACATCCTATCAAGCGCGAGCAGAGAAGCTCTCAGCTTTTCGATCTCGGCCTTTAGCTTCTCATTCTCTTCGTTGAAGGTCTCGACTTGAGCTTGGAGCACTGCAAGCTGGATCTGCATATTGCCCAACTGTACTGCGAGTATCTGATCTGCGTTTCTAGCCATGTTTCTCCTCATAGAACTCTGACAGCTTCTCGGCGGGGTTTTGGAAGTGACGTTGACTCAAACCGTTCTCACATTCACGATTGTTGCACTGACGACCACCGACCTTCTCGCTGTGCTGTGAGCCGTGGCCTGGTGCAAGTCTGGGGAAGTAGTTATATCCCTGAACTTCAGCGTTTCTTCTACGTGTCATTTATCACCTCAGCAAGCTCCCTCGGAAGGGACGAAGACCACCCCGCCCGCCGTTTATCCTACGGTGAGGTGTCTCAGTTATAAGACAGGTCGGCCCATCCAGTTATACGGATCAACCGGCTTCTCTTGCGCGTAATCAGAGTCCATGCCAAGTTGATCGTCTTCAGCCTCATTGCCAATACCGGCAGTCTGCATCTCTTTGATCATCTTGTCAGCGAAGGCCATAGCAGATCCGACCTCAGCCGTTCGATGCCATTCGCGGCCCTTGATCCACACGTAGTCAACCAAGATCGAGTCGTCAGGGAAGATCGGCGTGTCCGTAGCCCCTAGAACAGCCGGCAGAGAGTAGTAGTAGAGAGTGCCGGTGTAAGCTTGATTGGCTCGTGGCCAGACCTGGATCACAGTTGCGACAACAGTGTAGAGATGGGGTCTGTCCCGGCTTGAGTCAGGCAGTTCTAGGATCTTGAAGAGAGACCGCTTTCTCAGTCGAAACTCATTGGTAGTAGGTGTAGAGGTGCCAGGTAGTGAGTCGATGACAAGACCATCTCGGTAGTCGAGGATGAAGTCAGAGGGTTGTGCGATTGTGTTTGCATTCGTGGCCAAGCTCCACGGTATATTCTTTACCATCTGAGACCAAGGAAACTTCTTGGCGAAGTAGTCAACACCCTCTTGTAGCCAGGTGATCGAGAGAGCAGCAGGAACAATCGTGCCGGCTGGTCGGTCTTTAGCGTCTAGTACAGCAGAGTCAAGTCGGTCAAGAGCGCGGTTGAGGATCTGATCGCGCTGTAAGCGGTTCATAGCCATAGACAGATTTTACGCCTTTGTTTTGCGGTCGTCAAGTTCAGGGTGCGTGGTTTCATATTCCATCAACGCAAAAGCGCACCAAGCCACAGATGATAAGTGGTGCTGACCATCAACTGGATCATAAGCCTCACCTCGCCAGTAGGCCCAAGCATGACGCATCATGGCAGCAAAGATCCGACCCCAAGACAGGCCTTTCTCCCAATTTCTGTCACCGTATTTGTTGGCGCCGATGGAATAGACGCGAGCAAGCTCTTCAAGTGGTCTTGCTGGTATTAGATCGTAACGCAGCTTTCCAAGATCGTTCTTAGCTCCATCACTCATTGATAATGCCCTTCTCTAGTAGACATCGTAGTGCCTGATTCTTTCTCTAAGCCAATGAATATGTCGGTTGTCTCTAGGAAGACAGATTGTCAAGACCGTATTATTGGCTTCCCAAAAACAGTGAGTAACACCCTTGTATATAACATCAGTGGTCTCATCGTCAGGAAAGATTCGTACCGTCATCTTTGATAAACCCTTTCTTCTTGGCTCGCTTGAAGAGAGCAGTGGCGATGTCCTCTACCATCTCATCTCGCAACTTCTCGCCCTTCTTGGTAAGCTTGTTGCCAATAGGTATAGTCAGGTGAAGCATCTGCATCTTGAGATACCGCTTGCCCTTCCACTTTATTATAGTTTCGTATCCACCCATCAGTGAAACCTCAGCAGGCTTGCGTTGATGATTGCGGCGCCAAGCCAATACAACGCACGCCCATAGTTTTTGTAGGCGATGTCAACGACCATAGCAGCGATTGACTCAACAGCTAGCAGAAAGGGAAATAGCTCATTCATAGTCCGTGTTCTCTCAGGTAAGTTTTGACGGCTTCCCGGTTTGGAAGACCCAGACGCTTCCCGGTGGATCTAAGTAGATGATACTCGGCGGAACGTTCATCACTTCCCCACTTCGCACGAAAGATGACCTTAGCTCGACGACACTGTGCGTTGTAATCCTCTTGGCTTTTGTATCCCTTGGCCTCAAATGATAGGGCACCTGAGTCACGCTTACGCCAGTATCGAATGTAGTCACGACCGCGCTTTCTCACGATGATATATGGTAGTCGAGTCTTGAGTGATCTTCGTGTTGGACAATCTTCAAAGCACAGATCACAACACCCATCGAAGCAGGGGGCAGGAGAAGTCGCTCAACATATGTTCCATTCTTGTTGCCGATATCATAAGACTTCTGGAACGAACCGCTGCCGGTAAAGTATTGCTTCTTATAAGATCCATCTGGCTCGATAGCCTCAAGGACATAAACCAGTTTTTCATCATCATGCCCCATGACGTACCAATTAGCTTGTCCATACACGTCTCTCATTCTGACACGCTTAGTAACGCGAGCACCAGGAGTACGAGCACTGCCATAGCCGTGAGAAGCGAAGATACGAAACGGTAAAGCGTTGATAGAAAGATCGAGCGCCACGACCGCGCCAAATTCCTGGGTGCCCAATGACCGAGCGAGATATTCATCGGTGGTGATCCTTTCAGGCAGCGCAGGAAGCAGTCCAGAAAAGTTGTGCCAGTGATGACCGGAGAGAAGGCCCTCGATGCTGGATGCTACTGGCCTTAGGATCTCAACCATTTGTTGAATCCGATCCAGATACAACTCATCAATGCCTTTCTGGAGGTCATCATACATTCCAAAGCCACGTTTAGAGGCACGTAATGCAGCCTGATCAGAAGGTGACGGCGCTTCAATGTAATCCCCCATTCCAAACATCAAGACTCGGTGGCCTTCCTTCTTACGCTTCTCAATCCAATTAACTAAGCCAATCAGCCGAGGATACTCTGACTCACTCTGTACGTCGCCCCAAGGGATCATGAAGAGCAGTTGATCCTTAACAAGGACGATGTTTCTTTTGTGGATGATCATTGTTTGATGTACCTCAGATAGTCTTGGATGGCCTCGCGGATCTTCTTAGGGTCATTGGTGGTTTGATAGTTGCGGCCCCAATAGTCGGCAAGAGCATCAGGGCTGATAATAGTCGGCAGGGGTTCTTTGACAACAAAGTATCTGAGACGCGCCATAGCTGTTGCAAACTGAAGATTCCAGATGGTCTCTTCGTGGGCACCTTTAGTAGTAGTGAGGCCGCGAACCTTTAGCCGTATATTCGGCCAGTTGATATTGGGTTCTGCGGGCCGGGAAAGAACTGAGTTGTATAGCCAGTTAAAGGTTGGTGCCTCGATCATGTACACCGAAAGCGCCGGCCCTCCGCCGAGTTGCTTTAGGTATCCCCCCATGTCTGATTCGTGGGCTACGGTAAACATTAAGAGTTCTTCCGCAATTCGATTGTAAGGGATCTCTGGGTCAAGCTGGAATAAAACTGGCCGAACTACCAGCAGACGAAATTGTTGCGAGTCGATTGCCATATCTACTAAAGTTCTGGGTCTACTTTTTGTCAAGTAGTGCTTGCGCGTCATCACAGACGGCACGAAGTTTTTTAAGATCGTTAGCGCCGAATCTTTTGATGGTTCGATTGGGTTGAAGGATGAAGACCCCAAAAACTTGCTGCTCACTGAAGATGGACACAGCAAACAAAAGAGCGTCACTGCCAACGAGCAGATAAATCTCTTTGCGGTAGGTGTGATCTTCATTCTCGTAAACAATGGCCGCTACGTGAGCACCTTTAGGACAAACTTTCTCTCCGGTGCCGACAGGCTCAGCCGTGATTGATTTATCAGGAAACTTTTTAACTATCTCCTGGGACAATGCTGAGGTCGTCAGACTCAGGCTCAAGGCCAATGTCAAGAGCAGCCGCAGCGCGTTTCTTTTTATCGTGTCGGTCTTCATGGGAGTATCTTAGCATCCTCGCTTCCTTGATTGCAAGAGGTAGATAGTCTCGGTGGGCGGGGTCCATGCGCCAAGCATTAGGACCCAAGACAATATCGGCCTTCAACAAAACCTCTCCGGTCATAGTGTCATCATTGTCGGTGATACGCCAGACAGTGTGACCCTGATCGGCCAACTTCTGTAGTTCTTCCCACAGGGCAACGTCACCGATAGCTACGATTGTGAGAGGCTTACTGGTTTTGCCCACGTCGCTGATTCCTTTCTATCTCTTCTTTGCACAGCGCACAACATTCAAGCTCGCGGTCCCAGAGGGTTGTGTCGAGGAACTCCACTTCAAGTAGTGTACCACAACGCCAGCAGACAACGACCTCTTCATCTTCGTTAAAACTTTCCATGTGTACCGTCCGGGTAATAGATAGCCCACGACGCTGTGCTGATGATCTTCTCGCCCTCGATCTCCCAAACACGCTCGACTGATTGCTTGAAACGATCTTTTATTGGCAATACCACACCTAAGCCCATTTGTTGAAGCCCTGTTGATTGAGCAATCAACTCACCATGCGGCACCGCAACCTTAACGCCGTCATGCGCCTGTGCAATCAATCGGTTCGGTGGTTGGCACAGATCTATGATCGCAAGGTTAGACATGTCAACCACGAGACCCTGAACCATATGATTCCATCCTTCTTTTGCTCGGCTCCAATAGTCACCAAAAAGCCTTCGTCTTCTACCAAGGATAGTTCTAGCTTCGTTGGTACGAGCACATTGGTCCCAATACTTACGGCGTATAGAGATAAGATTTGGCTTAGAGTCGAGGAATGCTTTGCTAGCTTTGAGAATCTCATTGTGCGTGAGACCCGACTGAGCCAGGATTCGATAATACTTTGAGCCAAGGATAGCTCGGTGGTCCCGGCCATAGAGAAGACCATATCGAGCCTTCGCTGCGATTCTGCGCTTGTCGTACTCGCCTTTCCAACCATAACGCTTTCTCCATTCGACTGCTTCTGGTTTGTCTGAGGTGTGGATCTCTTTGGTCAAGATAGAGGGCAACTCCATCTTTGACATTCGACAACCGGTGATTAAGTGGACATCGTAGTTTTTGTTGAATGCGTCCAGGTCATCTCTATCATGCGTATACGCGGCGACAATCTTACCTTCGATAGCGTCAAGGTCCCAGACAATCCAAGGCCATCCCGGATCAGGCCAGATAACGTCTCGTATGTCGTCTGGAAAGTTTGTGAGCGGGGGATTGGTCGTACTCCAGCGACCACTGGTTTGAGTGGGGAGCATATGAGGGTAGATACGCTCTGGGGAATCGTCCTTTTCGGGATCGTAGACATGGCTAAGATGTTGCTGCAAGACCGTCGCTTCTTCATTGTGTTTCAACCTTATTTGTAAGAGGCTAGACTCAAAGCCGCGAAGTTCGAGACGCTTGTGTAGCTCGATGAGATTGTCAGCGTTGGTGGTCTCGTCTAGGCGGGTTGCCATTTAGCACATTCCTCGCAGTACCAGCGCATTCGTGGAGAGCCTTTCGGTGGGACAATCCGGTACGCCTTCAACACGTGACCCTTATCGTCAAGCCTTTTAACAGGCGAGGGACCCTTTGCTTTCTTGTCACCAGTTTTAGCCATGAGGTTTCACATTCTCCACTAGCTTTAAGAGACCCTCGACTTTGAAAAGGTGATGACCCACTTGAGGATTGGAAGCCAGATTGATAGGCCAACCAACAATAGCCTCAGCCCTCGCCCGCAGCTTTTCGACTTTGTGCAGTCTGTCGAGATATGCCTCTTTAGATCGTGCAGGGTTGACTCGTATCCCGCGTTCCTCAGAAGCCATGATAATAGGAATAAGTTTCTTTTGAATCTCGTAAACATATTGACTACCGGGATCGCGCTGTAGCTCCTTCTTTAGTTGCTCAAAAGCCTCCCACGTAGCGAAAGCGTCTGCTGCTGAATACATCTTCGGGTTGAGCCGGTCGAGGTGTTTCCACTTGTTGAGGGATGAGTATAGAGACCCAAGGAAACCAAGGTCATGATCGAAATCACTCCAAAGAACACTGTGCGAAAACATCGTGTCCTCAACCAATATCCTGAAAGCGTTCGGTGGTAGCATTCGATGAAGAAATGGAATGTCAACCACAGCGTTATGCATAATAACAGTGTAAGCATTGTCGGTATCAGTAATTCCACCGTTCAATTCCTCCGAGACACGCAGAGTCCTACCATCATAAAGGCTGTAGCAAATGAAGTGTCTAGTGGTTGGGACAAACTCGGTATCGAAGGCTGAGGTAGTAGGCCACACAGAGGGTGGGCCACTCTTGATAGCCGGCAGTTTAACGGGCCATTTTCCATTCAGTACTTTCCTGATCTTGTGCCAGTCACTCTTGGTCACCAATCTAACAATAGGATCACGGAAAGTATAAGCAATGTGATAAGAAGCAAGTACGACAATATCAGCGGGTGTCGGAGTAAAAATCTCGGTGTCAACAACACGAGGCACCCCCAAAGGGCGATAAGGTAGAGCATATCCTCTCCAGTCTGAGATTTTGCGGTACTTGTCCATTCCCTCTTGTGTCATCGCGTAGAGGGCATACTCACCTTGAACAGAGATGATCTTAGTCTTAGCCGGCAGTTTGAAGTGTGCTTTGTGACAGTGTTCGAGAGCCTCTCGAACAATCACGGACTTCAAGGGCGGCAGCGCGTCACGGTGTTTGTATCGGCAACGTAACGCATTGCCAAGGCTGACTTGCGCTCTCTCAAGTCCCGCCTGAGGTAGATACGTTCGCTCCATCTCCAGGCCAGTCTTGCCAATAAGCGGCTGAGGTGGAAAAGGTTCGTAGCTAGTACCAGTCCAGCGTTCTCCACTCTCCTCTGAAGCTCCTGGGTTTTGAGCATAGATGAAGACCTCCGCTTGATCGTTGATGATGTCCGGCACGAACCCCTTCCCATCGCCGTAGAAGGGGCAGCCGTGACATGCGCTAGGTTTAGGAATCATCAGGGTCGTAGGCTACTTCTCTAAATAACTCGTTAATGAGGTAGTTATTCCAGATGTAGAGAAACCAGCACCAATGACATCTAGCGTGTGGTTTCCTCTTCGCCATGTACTTTGGGTGCTTTGGACAACGCATTAGCACCCTCGGTTAGGAGTTGCTTGAGCCTCTCGTGGATACAGTTGGTCGATCTTAGCGACGATGGTTTTGGTAAGAGGGCCTTTAATACTGAGGCTCTCATACTGGAATCTGATCGACAGCAACTCGTCTTTAGTGAAGTTAACGTCGCTCGGCTTACGCACTACGTTTGCCATGTGTTTGTTCTCCTTTCAGTCGTTTGAATCTGTGATTGGAAGTCTCGCCGTGTTTGACTATCATCACAGCGAACTGCTCTGTATCTTGAGTAATGCCGGTGTTGACGACACGCCAGGTGTGTCCCTTCCAAATGAATAACTCTCCCTCAGAGACACCGGGGTTTTCCGAGGGAGAGTATGCGATTTGATCAGCCATTGGACTAGCTGGCTCGCACGGCGGAGATAGTAACAGGCATATTCTCGCCGTCACTGGTTTGGATTATTCGCAGGCGGATAGGGAAGTCTCTGAGGTAGGTAATCAACTCGCCCACGTTGGAAGGATCTTGACCGTATGCTGCGCGGAACGCTTTTGCTGCCATGATGTAGTTCTTGTAGCTTCGGTCGGGCTTGTCGGTCTCGGCGCCGGTCTCGAAGTCCACTGCATTACGACGAACCCATGACAGACGAAAACCGATCTTGCCGGTCACGTCGCCAAGCTGAACTGTTCCCCATAGACGGACCTGCGGACGGCCAGTCTTGTCTTTCCCAACTGTCGGAGAGAACGGCGGAACGGTTGTATAGGTGCCCACTGGCAACAACAACTCACGCTCTGCCGCCTTGGTCTCTTCCTCGTCGATTGTGGACTGAAACAGATCGTCAAGGGTCAGTTCAGGTTCTTCAAGCTCGCTGTTAATTGCGTCTTGTGCGGCTTGAGCCTCCTCAGCACTTTGCACACTGCTTCCATTCAATTCTTCACTCATCTTAGTATCACCCCTTTCTATAGTTTGTTGCCACTCAATAATCGAAGCTGGCACATAGTAGTCAACTGATCTCATTATTACTGAACTCGGTCGGTGCCAGGAACAACGAAGCCGGTAAGCTTGGTTCCGGCTTCAAAGTTGGTGATCGACACACCGATCTCGTCCACAACTTTGCCGAACTGGTTCACTGCAAACTCACGGTGCTCTGGCTTTCGTGGATCAAAGGTATGAGGTGATATCGTCTCGTTGCTGAACTCAGTAATGAAGTGAAGCAACACATGAGACACAAGACTGAGTAGGTGCTGATTGCGCTCTACATCGCTTCTAGACTGATTCTCATCCATTGTCGTTTCTCCTTTCTTTAGGGTCGAACAATTTTGACTGTTGGACCGGGTTGAACAGGTAAGGGTCGTGCTGGTGCAGACTTTGGAATGCTCATGTCTTCACCGATGATCTTAGCGTACAGTGCCGGCCAGTTCTGCGGGACTTCAGCCGGGATACGTGCCGCGACCTCAGGCGGGACTTTTATGCCGGCGCCCCAGATCTTACCACCAGGACGAGTCTGCCACGTTCCAGTGGACCGACCATCAGGACCAGGCAGTGTGATCTTGGACGCGAGGACAATGGGAAACTCTCCCATGATTCGGCGGGCCATCTTACCGGGAAGATCAGGGAACACGTGAGAGGTCCCACCACGCTTGTTGTCTGGGTTGTCTTTCTCTTCACCGTCCCAGATTGTGAATACGGCGTGTGGCACAGAGGAGAAGCCGATAATGTCGAGGTAGTGCTTGAAGGAAGCGTGGGCGCGACCGTATGCTTTACCCGACAACTTCTCTTCAAGCTCCTCGTCTGTAGCTCCAGCAAACTCAGGGCTTCCGCCAAAGACTTGTTTCAATGCGGCAAGCTCTTGGAGGAAGTAGAACTCGTACAGTTTGTGAAGACCGTCACCGGCGAATGTAGTGATGGGACCGTGTTTGAGAGTTAAGATCTCCAGGGTCAACTTTTCTATCTCGGTGACGACAGCAGAAGGGGAAAACTTGTTCAGGTCATCGGATTCCCAAACGTAGGCGTGGATGCCCTCTTCGCTCGCGGGGATGGAAGAGTGACCTTTCTCACCGGGGTAGCTGACCCAATGAATTGGTCTTTGCCACGTAGCGATGGAGGTCGTCTTGAATGAGTTTGGCGGACCTACGATTAGAGAGCGAGAGACACCCTTTTTCCAGGCGTCTTTATCGAGGACTTTGAAGGGCATTCTGTACCTCTAGATATTGTTTAGTGGAGATGAAGTTAACATCATGTTCAAGCTCTTTGTACAGCCGATGTCGAATCTCATATGCCATTCCATACTCAGGACGATCAGATACTGTGAGGCACAGAGCATCGGCCAGTTGAAAAGCAAGTATCAGTCTTTCTTTTTCCATCATCGTACTAAAGGGACTCATCGCGGGGTTTGTAAAGCATCGACATTTTCTCTGGATCTCGGTTAGCTTCGTGACATGCGGCCCAAAACTTGCAACGGCCATAGCGAGTCGTACAAGAGGGCAGTCTCATAGGTAATTCTTCGAGTGGTTTGTCTCTCAAGCTGTGAATGTAGTCCCATTCTGTTTGTGCACCACGATACCAGGATTGTAGTACGTCTTGGTTTAGTCTCGTCTCGTGTAGAATACTTTTAGCAGTCGGAGAGAAGATAATCAAGTGGCGCCGAGTGTGAGTTACGAGACGACCATACTTTTGCTGCGCTCTGATAGCGTAGTCCCACAACTGCCAATCGACCTCGGACTCAGCCAGATTGCGCTGGATATACCGGGCTTCAAGTTTGAGGCTGTTCTTGTGATCGGTGATGATGAAGTCTTCACCGCGCTCTGTTATCAAGTCTGCGGTTGCATCGTCCCACTCGCCAGGATGAGCATCTTCTCGACCAAGCTTGACCTCAGTACCGATCACTTTCTCGTGATCGAGGATATAGCGCAGTCCGCCGTCTTTCTTTAGCATCGCAGCTATGCCCTTGCGTAGGAGGGCTTCGAGAGTGTCAAGAGGCCACTCGTCTTGCTCCTCGTATTCCATGCTCAGTCGGGTGACTGCTGCGAGTATGGCTTGATCTGACTCCGTGCCCTTCAGAGTAGTCTCTATGGCCTCGTGTATGGCGTGTCCCATAGCAAAGTAAGGGGTCCAGTGACGAAAGGGGGTCCACCTACGATTCAGGTGACCGTAGGTAGGGCACAGGAGCCACTCTGAGGTGATGGTTGGGGAGATGGGCAGATCAGACATGGTTCAAAACCCCCCGACAAACAAGGTAGGCTTTAAGCTCCTGATACGATCTCGACCTGGGTAATGGTAGAGTGGCCTCAAGAGCTTTCGATGGCCTATATTCAATGCTACGGCTCAAATTCGGCCTGTTGCCTAGTTTTTAGGCGTTTTTACGCTCTTCGCCTTAGTCTCGACGATCTGTACGCCTTCGACCTCGCTGATCCGATTAAGAATCGAACTGGCCCTCTCAGGACTGTCCGCGCTTACGTCAAACTGCACAGTTACGGTGTATCTTAGCATAAAATGATCTCCTTTTACTCTGGGGTTAATTTGGGTTCAATGTACTAAAGGCGCCGGGGGTGCGCGGTGTCAAGTGAGGCGTCCGCAGATACAAAGATTCATCCCCCCTCTAAGGGGGATTGATAATATATCATATATACCGGACAAGACGGCGTCCAAATCCTTTAGTGGAGTATGACATTCAAATTTAGTGGCTTTACCGTTTACCCTGGGCTTAACAAAGAGACTGAATACCCTCTCTGGCTTCGACTCGTTGGAACGAAGAATAGCCCTAATAGGAGAGACTGGCACAATGTTTTGATTGAGGTTATAAGACTCGCGGTGTTCGTCTTTCATCATAAAGAATTCTTTACGCCTGAACAGTGGAGCACACTTCGCAAGGTGGTTAAGGGAGAGTATAATGACACTGATAGAAGCAATCATTCTGATCTTAGTGTGGAGGATCACTAGCCCAACATTCTGGAAAAACAAAATCCCTCTGCGTCGTCTCTTCAAGAGAAGGCGCAAAGAGCTTTTGAGTATGGATCTCTGATATTGACATTTGATCTCTGATAGCCTTTAGTATTCTGACCGCACTAAGAAAGCAGCAACGTCTGACTTTCGAGGGCAGCGATATGCCTTAATGAAAGTCATCACAGCTAAAGCATTCAGCGAGCTTAATCTTAAAGTACCTTGGGCAGTAGACAAGCTAGTCCCTGCGTATGGTATCTCTTTGATCTTCGCTGACCCCAAAGTCGGCAAGTCAATCATGTCGGTTCAGTTGGCGCATTCTCTCGCGACTGGAGCGTCGTTTCTGGATCACGCTGTAATGCCTCACTCACCAGAACGAAAACAATGGCGAGTGTTATACGCACAAGCGGATCTGCCAGCGATGGAGTGGGCGCACCAGTTAAAAAGTCTAGACCGGGTAGAAGGGTGGGACACGGTAATCCTAGAACCCGGAGCACTTCAGCAGCCGCAGATTGTAAGAGAGCTACAGACAGTATCAAAGCCATACGACTTCTTAATCCTAGACGCATTGCTGTCACTGTTTGCATATCCAGACATAAATAGCAACAAGGTCATGGGACATGCGCTCACAGTAATACGCTCGTTGTTCGCCGGCCCGATTTGGCTCATTCACCACAAGAGAAAGACTCAAGCTGGTATCCCAGATCGTACGCAGCAATCGATCATCGGCGGTGTAGCTTTAGGTGCCGGTGTTTCGACACTCTATGACCTCTCACCCAGACAACTAAAGATCCTCGGTCGTGTTATCAGTGCTGATCTACAACTGAAGCGCACGGCGTCGGGACTTTGGTTTGTTTCCCAGGACGAGCCTCTAGGTATGGATTTGTAATGTGATCAGTTGACATGCCTATGAGCATCATCGCGAGCAACAGTAAGCCTCCGAAGATCATGCGCTGTATGGGTGACGTGTGCTCGATCTCAGACGGTGGTTGATAGTCTCTCATTTTATTCTGCCTTTCATGTCATCAATCCAATGATCGGTGACGGTTAAGAAGTTGGGTTTTAGCTGCCTGAATATCCTCATCTCAATCAGCGGGGGATAGTAAGAGTGTATCGTTACGCTGAAGTCTTCACGCGACAAGCCCTCGACAGTGTGAATATACGGTGCTCCAATCATGAGTGTAGAACCACTGCCGGCTATTCGTTGCTCACTGCGGACCTCGATACGCTGAGGAGCCTGTCGAGTCTTCGAGAGGCGACGCACAACGCTGTGATCAGTGGCGTATATCACCTCTTTGATTGCTCCAGTGTAGACGTATATGCCTGCCATTGATTTGCCGTGGTCGTGGATCTCAGTAGCTTCACACTTGTCCTGAGTCTCACGGCGCCAGACGAGCAACCATACGTCGGGCAGGTCAGTTGACAATCCATCGTGTATCAGGATAGTCGGACGTGTAGGGAAGCTTTCACGGCTATGGCATGGGTCTATAAGTGTATCCACCAGTGCTGGATACTCAGTGCCGATGTACTTGGATAACGCGGCCAGATCCAAGCAAGTCTTTTTCCTCAGCTTCATGAAGTTAGGGACAATGTGCAGGCGGAGATGTCGCCGGATATGCGCTTGCTGTGCTTCAATCTCAGTGGGAGTCATAGCAATCCCTTCAGTTCTCGGCGTAGTTGATGCAAGTACTGACGTGATCGGATAGGCTTCTCGCCGGTTAGGTGTCGATAGATGGCTTTACCCTGCCGTGTGTTCAGGACCTCAGTGAGCAGGACACTGGCTTCTTGGTTCTCCGGTGACTTTGGGATGTAGGCTGGATCTGCGTCACTCTGACCGTCCGGGTAGGTCGGTATGCTCACTTCACGAAGCTCTTTACGCAGTCTATCACGAGTGTTGCGCTGTGCTCTCTGTTTAGCCCAGAACTTTAGATTGTGGTGGTACAGTCTTCCGTCTCTCTCGCGCTCCAGCATGAGAACGGCGAGGTTTTGAGCCTCATCAGAGCCATATGACTGCTTTACCTGCTCGGTGACTTTCTCGATCTCGTCTCTAGCGTCCATAGAATCTACCCTCCGCCTTCAACCGATAGACTAGCTTTATTCTGCGCTGGAACCAAGTGTTGACAGGCCATGCACCATTAAGAGTTGGGGTGTCGTAGGTACTTGGGACTACAACTGCGGCTCCATTCCGCTGTTTTATTGATGGCTCGGTTGCTGCGCCCGCCCCAGGCTCGGATGCTGCGATATCACTCTTACTGCCTGCCAACGAGTATATGTCTTGTATGTTAAGATCCACGATTCACCTCTTCGATCTCGGCGTGTATCGCAGCACTGCTCATGTCCTCGCCGGCTTCCCTGTTGCGCTCATAGGATCTCTTCAGCCGGACGAACCTCTCTAGCTCGAAGAGACCCTCTTCTGGTAAATAGGGCGCGTACTTGTCGAGGAAAGCTTGACACTGTGTCGCGTCATCATACTCACTCAGACCATTCCAAGTGATGTGACCGTTCTCAGGATTACGCAACATGACGCCGCCGAGTCTTGAGTAAGTCGAAGCTTTCGGTTTGTTCCACTTCTCGCCGGCCACTTTAGGGTTTAGAGTCTGGCTTACGAATCGGAACCCTTTGCCCTTCTTGAACTCCAGCCAGTAGCGGATTTTCGTACGCAGTGTGAATCCATAAGGATAATCATCAACCACGTACGCAGTCTCAACACTGACATGGCCCTTTAACGCTTCCATGATCTCACCTCCATTGACGCTTGTTATATAGCCACTCTGTTATTTTCAGATCTCCTACATCACCTCTATGTCTTACTTGCGAATCTCGTGCCATTTGAGATTTGGGAATCCATACACCTTTGCCGGCCACTTTGACGAAGATTGCGTCAGCAGTTTCGACAGTACAGACGACGTGACTGACAGTTTTGTACTGACCCCAAGTGGATTTGAAATCACCATAATACTCCCGTTGATATTCCTGTTTGCGCATGTGACCGTCAGCGTCAAAGTGTTTATTGTCACTAACTAGCTTATCAGCCAACGACTCCAGACGCTCGACTGCCGACTGCGCTTCTCCCCGACTGAAGCCACGTGATTCTAGGGCTTCGATTACTACCTGTTCAAGCTTCTGTATTGGCTTTGACTTCATCAGTGTATGTCAATAGGGTCGTGGGGTTTTAACTCAGCCCGGTTTTGCTGCGCGAGAAACAAACCGATGAAGTAGCCCTGTTGCAATAACTGTGCCGCAATCCTCAGCGTGGCTTCATTCTTCAAGCCAGCCTCGCCTATGGTTATCGTCAATGCATCGGCAATCAGTTGGCTAAGTATCTCGTTGTCGCCTTCACGCGGGGATATAAGTGTTTGCTTTGTATCCAGCCCTTGAACAGTCTGATAGAACATCTCTCGCGTTTTAGTGACTATCTCGTCTATCTTTAGCTCGCGTTCAATGATATCGTCGTTGTCATTCTCCATATTGATCTCTCCAGTCTTGGATTGCTTCAGCCTCAGTCTTACCCCAACCGTACTCACGCTTCTCTTCGTCACCGTCGATATAGGCAATCCAGTCATAACAGCGGTCTGGTATTGGCGGGAAGACGTAATCAGTCACAAGCTTTTTGATCATCTCACTATAACCTTTGTAACATACAGGACATCGAACTGCGATACTTTCAACTTCTCAATCGCGTTCCAAATGTTGTAGGCTTCGATTGATACCTGCCGTCGCTTGAAGTCATCGCAACTTTCACACTCTTTGCAGGGCGTGAAATTCTTGTTGCTCTCGTCATGTTTGTCAAGACTGTGACCACAAACACACTCTTTTTTCACGTCGAATGTAAAGATGTAGTCGTGGTTACGTTCGCGGGTGGTCATCGTCTTTCACCTCGTTACATGGCCGATGATTGTCTGGCTTGATACAGATAGCGCAGTACAATCCGAAGCAATCGTTACATCTAAACTGTTGCGAGTGATTACCACACTCATCACAAGCTTGAAACATGGTTGTCCTTTTTGACTCTGCGCGTAATGCCCGACCTATCGCGTAATAGTCTTTCAATTCACTGTTAAGAGACCGTCGCTTTCGAGGCTTCTTGTAATTCACTTACTTATGGCTCCCTGGAAATATCGCATGATTGTTTACTGTACCTCCACGTGCATGATCCCATATCAACCATTGCGCTAGGAACGTACTGATACCAAACTTCCGTGCATAGACCCGGATCTTAGATTCGACCTGCTCATACGTTCCTTTTGACAACGACTTAAAACCCTTGTGTCCGAGGAAAACTTTCTGTATCCAAGTATCGACACAAGCTAAATCCGCGTCAAGAGGATACAGCAAACAGGCAGCAAAAGAGGCTTTGGCGCGTCCTAGACCCTTCACTTGTATTAGTCTTTCACGGTATTCGTTCCATGTTTCGCCTGCCCACCGCAGATACCACCCCTGACCACTCGTATAGATCTTGTGGTAAATGTAGTTGATATAGCTGGCCTTTGCCGGCACCATTTTGAATGGCGTCAAATCTGCCGGCTTAACACTACCTCTAGAATCCAGCACAACATTCAACGCTTTGACACTATCTTCAAAAGGACTGTTGGCCGACAGTATCGCAAAAGCCAGTCTAGTAAACACTGCCTCTCGATTGCTTGTGTCTGGGGTGATAAACTTAGCGTTGACACGATAGACTTCTACGTTGTCAGTCATATATTGCAGCAGTTTTCTCTCGTGTGTCCTGAATGAAGTGTCAAGTACCGTCTGAAAGCTTAGTTGTGTCTGTTTAGTCTTCATAGTCCGAGATACCTCAAGACAATCGCAATGACCAAAACAATCAACGAGATTTTATTTAATAGGTCCATTATGTTGGATATCCTGCTATAACGCCATCGGGTTCAACCCACGCGATACCGTGCCATTGTCGGGCAATCCGAACGGCTAAAGGTTCGCTGAAGACCCTTATACTTTCGGACGATCTGGAAACACAATGCGAAAACAATAGCCTATTTTTCGTGTCATACAAACTCTCCGTGTATATCGAACCATTGTACTAGAACTGCCTCTTGCTTGTTCAGGGTCTTGATTGCCTTGGCGAGTTTGCGAACCTTGGCGCTAAGATTCAGGCCCTGTACTTCAATGGTTAATAACGCTTCATCTACGCCATTCCATAACCCACGTCCGAAGTAGATACTAGCACCGTCCGGGAAGTACAGATAAACCAGCGATTGAATGCCGTTGTAGTTCTTGTCCTCTGTCAGAATGCGATAGAGTGTTGTCTTCATGTGATCTTAGTCCCTTTTTCTGTTGGTGGAGAGTAGTAAGTGTGCCTCAGATCAATCGGTTGCTTCATGTCGTCGTATGGATCATTGATACCGATATCCTGCAAGAATCGTTCCTTGTCTTCGTGCGTGAATGAGTTTGCAACAGCCCTGGCAGTAATTGCCCAACCATCGTGCATAACTCTCTTGCCTGCCTTTAGACAGTCAACACGTGCCTGCTTTAACTGCTTAACCAATACGTCGTAGTTCATCGTGATTTCACCTCATACTCAGTCACGTAGTCGAAGACACTATCCTGATCAGTGATAGCATAGGCATACCCTTCCCGAACATGGTCTCTCAACTCGTCATCCGACCTAACGAGGAAAGATCCCAAATCAAACATACGCTTCCAATCAGGCGCCTTGTTGACGTGAGTGTCTAAAACAGGCAAATCATCTTGCTTGACGATTAGCTTATCTTCGGGCCAAATCAACAGTGGTATGCCCATCTCTTTAGCGCGTCGTGATACCAGTTCAAGATTGCGCCTTCTATTGTGCAAATCTGTCACGTTATTCAGTTCCATGATTGTCTCTCCTATGACTGCGGTTAGTGGTTAATGGTTGCTCAATCCCAAATCACACGGCCAAGACTGTCACGTCCCTTCTCTAGTCCCATATCACGCATTACTGAGTCTTTCTCTCGTCTGGCAATGGCGATTCGGTGAAGCTTGCGAGTAGTCGCAGCATATCCCTTACTATCACCAAAGGATTCACCAAGCCTAACGTAACTCTGGCAATAGTGACAATCATCAAACTTACCCTTATGCTTTATCATTTGACACCTCGATTGATTGGTTAGCTGTTGCCTGCCTCGGACCCTTCCACGCACAACGAGTTACTTCAGTGCATCGGTTGACGGACATACTATCTTTAATCAGCGCAACGATATCACCTTGAATGCCGTCAAATGCGTGTTCTCTTTCGTTAGGACACTTGAACCAGTTAAATAAGCGCATATCAATCCCCTTTGCCGCAGTCTTTCAGCCAGTCTCTAATGAACAGTATGATCGTAATGGTGATTATGACCTCAGCCATGTCACACTCCTACCAGTTCGCTGCCAACTCACGACTAATCCGGTTCAACCCGTTGTGCGGTATAAACTCATAAAACTTCTGATGATCTAGAGACTCAAGCAAGTATAGATCAGGCAAGTAATCCTTGACTGCCTTGAATGCTACAACTCGCAGTGTCATAAACCCAACCCGAACCGTATCCCCTTCGTTCCACGATTGTTTTGAGCTAGTTATCATTGTTCTCACCTCTATAAGGTATACGCCGTTGAAGCGTCGTCCATTTTGAGAATAGTGTCACGATGGCCCTTAGTCGTCAGAACCCGTACAACGTAGGTCTGCAAGTCGTGGTCAACGGCTAGTACCTCAACGAACTGCCCGTGTCGATAACTCCATACTTTCATCATCTTAGTGTCCTCCCAGTCACTAAGTTAGAATAGCAATCGCGGTGCCAAGTGTTAGTGATAAAAAACCTAATGATATCCACACCTCGACTTGCCACGTTTTGTTACTATACCGGGAAATGCTGCGACGTACACCAAAGTTTGTCACAACTCAGGCAGCTACACCCGCGACACTGAAAGTATTTTCAGTGTGTACATATTTGTGATACAGAATTGTACAGTGTCCTAACTCTGGGACAATGCGCTGTACATTTTTGTAGTACAAACTTGTAGTACAGAATTGTACGTTGTACATTATTGTACACTCTCACCGCAAGCAAGTATCGTGCCAAGCCGCCCCGGTACTTCCAGGAGACCAGTTTGCGCAGGTCCGTATGGGCCAGTGGACCGGGCCGGTGTACGCCCGCGTTGCTCCCTAAGACCTCCAGGGTGGTCACTGATCAGCCATATTGAGAGTCTCAAGGTCCTTAGAAGCGTTGCGGCGGCTCGCGGACTCGCCGCTGGCTATCCTTATATGTAGCTCACTGCGCCCCACGGCTTGACATTGAGGCTAGTGCGCCCGTTAATAGAGAAGATGATAGAAATGACACAGCCAGACTTTCCACGGATTCCAACTCTGGAGTCACTTAATGAGCAAGATGGTACGGAGGTGTACGTCCTGGGGCCTCCTGATGAGATCCTCAACCACAACACAGAGCACAACGAAGACTGCCCTTGCTTCCCGGAGATCGAGCTTTACTACGACGAGGGTGGTAAAGTGGATCTTATTGTGGTAAGTCATAGATATCTTCAGTAGGAGGTTTTCAATGAACAAGTTTATTTCTAGTCTCGTTTCACTACTCATGGTTGTTATTCTAGCGTCTGGGTGTGCGCTGTTAAATCCCACGCAAGCCGCGCAGATGACGCCTGACCAGATCAAGGCATATCAAAGTGCTAACATGGACGTGATCGTATGCTTGAATGTGGGTGGACCACCGCCTGCCGGCAATGCAGTGTTCATGGTGCTCCCCAAGGGAGCACAGCTTCCGGTGTTCGGTGATGGGTGTCATATCGTACCTCAAGCTCCCTCGTTGTTGGATCAGCTTCCGGCTGGCTCCACGATGACACTGACCAGATAATGATTGGCGAGGCAATCTACTGGATCGTGGTAGTCTTGTATCTCGCACTGATAGGTCTAGCGTTCATCCCACTGGCAGTCATTGGCGGGATCTACGCGATCAGTGAGTATCTATATAATAAGGTCAGAAGGAGGCACGATGACAGGTTATCAGGCAGTGGCAAAGGTGTTTAAGATTTTGGCTGAGTCGGGAGCTTACAGAGCAACGGGATATCTCAGTCCTAAGCTAACCATCAAGGCCACGTTCGTCAACAAAGAGTCTGTGTTGATTACAGTAGGCCGTCCGAACTACGCCGAGCGCAAGTTCATCAAGCTCGCCAAGAAAGCCGGCGAGAAATTCCCCATCAGAAAGATTCAACTCAAATGGCCAAATCCGTAAACGTTCGTGACGCATCAGAACTCAGTGAGGTAGCTTGGGCAATGGTCGATGAAGCACTACGCTCAGGAACCATAACACTCGAAGCTAGTCCAAGGCCGATAGTCTTAGACGGCCAAGAGTTGATTGGCCTAATCAAATGGGTTGCCACTGTCAAGAAGAACAAGCCTAAGTTTCTTGCCACGCCTGAAGACTTCACGCCGGCTGTGACTGGAGATCAAGATGAAGAAGAGACGAGCTAAACCTGGCGATCTGATTGAGATCATGACGCTTGATCACGCCACGATGGACAACGACGGCTGGCTTGGCACTGGCGATAAGATTGATGCTCCTCCAGTGATGAAGGTCGTGGGCTACCTCGTCAAGCAAACTGCTCGATATTATGTGCTCGCGGCATGGCGCGGTGTCAGCGGCAAGGGCGACACAGATTTCTCTACGCTGCTATACGTGATCAAGAACCCCTCAACAAAGATTTGGATACGCCGATGACGATGGCAGACTACGTAGTAAAGGACCCGAAGATGATTGTAGTGATCCGCAAGTGTGCGAAGTGTGACAAGCTCACCAACCATGAGATCAACAAGGAAGCCTGGGGCAGCAAGGTATACGGCGAGGCAATGCGAGTGATGCAAGAAGAGTGGTTCTGTCCTGATCATATACCACAGCCTGTCTACACACCCTTCGACTACTACGATGATTGAAGATGAAAGTAGAAACCTTATTCCCGGCCTGCAACAAGACTAACAATCCAGACTGTGACCGCAAGGATCATCCGCACTGGCATATCTTACCATTGCAGCAGGAGTTACTAGACAGCACTGAAAGGTTTATCGCACTAGTAGGAGGTTATGGCAGTGGAAAGACTCTACCCTTATGTATCATGGGACATCTTCTCTCAACAACTATACCGGGAAATATGGGCATCATTCTCAGACGATCCCTTCCCAAGCTTCACGATTCAACTGAACGGATCTACCTCGAAGTCCTTGAGCGGTCTGGAGTCGATGTCAGATACCGAGAACTTCGAGACGGCTGGCCCCACAGAATAATATATCCCAATGGATCGGAGGTAGCATTCCGTGAGACAAAAGATCTTGGGCGTTTCCTTGGACCTGAGTATGGATGGTTCTACATTGACGAGGCTCAGGAAGAGCCTGAGAAAACATTTAAGGACCTTGTTGGTCGGCTACGACTACCCCGCGCATCTCGATACCTACGAGGTTTCATTGCTACAAATCCACCCTCTAATCAGCATTGGATCGCAAAGAACTGGCCTAAAGAAGGTTCGCAGACCAAAACAATCGAGATCCGCAATGGTAAGAAGGTCTCGACGACGTGGCGGCTCATCCGCAGTTCGACCTATGACAATCCGTTCCTCAGACCTGATTACGTGGCAGCCGTTCTTTCCCAAAACACTCCTGCTGAGGCACGACGAATCATAGAAGGGCAGTACGGATTTGTCCAAGACGGCGAACCCGTATATCCGTCCTTCGACTTCATGAAGCACGTTGGAGATCCACCGCTGCGTCTGATGACTCTCTACCGCACGTGGGACTTTGGGTTCCACAATCCCGCAGTCAGCATGAGTCAGATCTTTCGATGCACAAAGGGAAACATACACATAGTTTTCTTGCATGAGATTACGCCTCAGAACGTAGAGGCCGAGGCTCTGGCGAACCGAGTGCTCGCTGAGACTTCTCTAATGTTCCCTACCCACCCAAAGTCTTTAATAATCGACGGGGGCGATGCCGCTGGCGCACAAGTCAACGATAAGGGGCCTGGCCCAATAATTAGGCTCGCAAAGCCCCCCTGGTCTCTGAGATTCCGCTACAGAAAGTTCCCTGACATTGATCCTGGCCTGGACCTCACTAGAAAGCTCTTGCGCATTAGGTGCCAATGCGGTTATTATCTATTCATGACACACCGGCGCAACCGGGTCATGATCGAGTCGATGGCAGGAGGCTATCACTACCCCAAGGAGCGCGTCGGCAAAGAGAAAGGTCGCAAGCCGGTCAAGGATGGATTCTATGACAACATTGCTGATACTGTCCGATATACACACGAGTTGTTCTACAGGCCCATCATGAATGGTATGGCAGACGTGAATGATCAAGTATCAGATGTTCTCGGTATTCAGATGGGCAACGACGATGAGGAACAGAAACCTTGGCAGTGGATGGAGAAAGTAAACTAATATGGCATTGACTCACGAGATCACCCTCCGCAACGTCAGAGATGACGCCGGCAAAAAGGCTGTTGGAGATCAGTTAAACTCTCTTGTCACCCGAATCAGAAACCGAAGGCTGTTCCAAGTAGAGGTCTGGCTGAAGAACTACGCAGCTTGGAGAGGCACCTACACCCGCAGTTTCTACCGCAGCGACGTGTTCAATCACTACGTACCAGCATTCCGTAAAACCGTCGAGAAGTTTGTTATCAACACTGCGCAGATGGTTGTCCCTACTAATGAGTTCTTTGAGGTCTATCCTTTAGACACGCTCGATGACGATGCTGGTAAAGGTGCTGAGTCCGTCAATCAATACTTGCTATACCTCATGCGCAAGCGGATCAAGATCTATTCTCTCGTCAAGGAATTGGTACGTACTTACTCATTATACGGTCGAGCAATCACAAAGCAGCACGTCAAAGTTGAGAACGACAAAGTATGGCCTCACAGTCGATCAGTTGACCCGTTCATGTTTACTGTGTGGCCTGAGACTGTAGCCAGTCTCGAACAAGCGATGTTAGTAGTAGAAGACGCGATAATGCCCTATGAACAATATAACTCGATGGCGAAGACTGCAAAGGCTGAGATTGTCGGACGTGATGCTTTGGCGTCCGTCAGTTGGCCGCACTATATTGTACGCCGGCTTCAGCAGTCCGGCATTGCTTCACCGCCTTCAGAAGCGGTTGGTAGTAGTGCAGTCAGTGGAACAGTGTCAACACAATCGCTCGATACCGCATCTCCAGGCCAAGGTTACGATTGGGTCTATATGTCCGAGGTGTGGGTCAATGAAGGTGACTACTGGCAATACTGTTGGGTCATCTGGAACCTCAATGCCGGCCCGAAGGTCGTCAAGATCAGCGACAAGAAGTTTGCCCGACCTAACTACAGGTGGACAGTTGCGCGTAAAGCTCCAGGCGAACAGTACACTACGTCGCAGGCAGATGATCTCGAACCGCTTCAGATCCTCTTCAACGATCAAGTGAATATGTTCATGGAGGCTCAGGCGATTGGGTTTGCTCCACCCACCGCTGTAGATCCAAACTTGGTGACTCGTACAGGTTCATTGGTATTCAGACCGCGAGCGAAGTGGCTAGTACCACCGGACGGTGTTAAGGTTCTCGCAAACACTGCCGATCAAAGTCAACGTACCGCTTTATCGGGTATGCAGTTTACGATGGGCCTCATGGATCAGTACAGCGGCTCTTCGGGGCTGGCTCAGGGACAAACCCAGAGGAATTTACCAAGAGCAGGGTTTGCCGTATCAAGCTTGTTAAGTCTTTCACTATCTGATGTGCGTGATGTTGCGCGTGAGATTGAGGACGAGATTCTAACCCCAATGCTACAGGACTTGTACGACCTTACTGTTGAGTTCGTTCCAAGCGCACAGGTCTTCAAGATTCCTGGCACACGTGACTTCCCGGTTGGTGCTCGTCTGACCACCAAAGATCTCGAAGGTGACTTTGAGTTCAACTGGACCGGTTCACTACAGTCTCAAGAGTATCAACAGCGAGCACAGAGACTCACGCAGTTCTTGCAGGCGTTTGGCGGCATTGCTCAGTTTGTTGTGCCTCAGATGTCTCAGCTAGGCTATCAGATAAATTGGGTCGGTCTCTTGAAACGTATCTGGAGAGATGGTCTCGGTGAGCGCGGCGCCGACACACTGATCCGAAAGATGACGCCTGATGAGATACAACAGATGCAACAGACGCAAGCCGCAGCACAGGCTCAGGGCGGTCAGGGTGGTCAGCAGGGCGCTACTGGTGGACCAGGCTTCAATCCACAAGACCTACAAGCTCTAATCACTCAAATGTCTCAAGGCAATAACGAACAAGAAGGCGGAGGTATGTAATGGCTAAGTACAACTATCACGTTCAGATCCCCACTCACATTTTCCAGGCTCACTTAGATCGTCTGGAGAAGCAAGCAATCGAGAAGATACGAACTGACTTCGACATGAACAGTCACCTGGCAAACGTCGGACGCCTTAAGATGATTGAGGAGTTGCGCAACCTGCCGGAGACTCTCATGACGATACAGGAGCACGACGATGCCACTGCCTAAAACTAAAAACGTTGGCAAGATAATGGAAGAGCTTAACACCTCTAAGACCAAACGCCCGCGCAAACAGAAGGTCGCTATTGCTCTCTCACAGGCTCGTAAGGCTGGCGCCAAGATTCCATTCAAGAAAGGCAAGACTAAGTTCTAAATGATACCCATAGACCAAGCAGCGTTCGACAAACTGATCAGTAATTTAAGGGCTGGAACTTTCACTGTTGTTGCGACGAGCGACTCAGTTGAGATCAGGGGCATATATGTCACCTATTCGTTGGCCCGTTAATCGTGCGGAGATTGTGGCCGCAAACACTGAGGACCTAAAACACCTTTGGGCTGACTTACCACAAGCACACACTCCACATCAGCGAACCGTTATAACCTGGCTTGAGATGGAGTTAGAGGAACGGGGGATCATCAAACACTAATGGCACTAACGATAATCACAGACGGAAATAACGACGGAAAGTTTCCCTGTAGCACTACAAAAATCTTACGTGTGATTGTCTGCGGGGGTCGGCCTCCCTTCGTGTGGAGCACAACCAAGGGCATAATCACTCAAACACCTCCAGGACAAACAGCTACTCTCACGGCTCCACCAAACCCAGGCAGCGGTGTAGCAGGAGACGCTTATCAGTCTGTGGCGATTAAGGTTGGTATCGGAACTGCCACAGCTAACTGTCCTGCGTTATGTTCTTGTACTCCACCCGCCGATCCGGTTTGTGTTGCCAATCCAGACTGTAAAGATATTGAGGGGGGCAATACTAAGTTTGGTTGTAATGATGTTGTTACGACTACGGGAGATACGGTCTGTGGTGGATCTCCGCTGACAGGCTTTGGATCACGCACGTTTGTTGACGCACCAAACACCCACTGTACGTCTGGAGGCTGTGGCGCTCTCACAGCAATCGCTACCGACACTGCAAGCTATCTAGCCACACACCCGTTTGAGGGCACTATCTCAGACCTAAGAACTGCTCCTATGATCGCTGCCGGCTGTAATCCTTGTGCTGTGTCAATGCTCGGCGCTGTCGTAACGGTTACTGATTCAACGGGCACCTCCGTATCACGGTCTTTGGGACAGAAATGAAATACATAATCATTCAACACGTAGACGGTTCCACTCGCAAGATTGTCGAAGGTGAGGAATACCGACTGCTAAGGGATGAGATGGTCTCTGGCAGTGAGGTTAAAGGTCATAAGTGTTCCAAGTGTGGTGGACTGACTGAGGATATCCCTGCCGGCTGACTTGGCCGGATCACTCGCGTCTGTAGGTCTTGCGGACAAACCAAAACTGTTCTAATAATGAGGAAAGGATAAACCAATGGATACGCCCCCCTTTACGCTACACAAGTATTTTGAGACCTACAGGGAAACCAGCTACAGAGAACACGTTGTAGGCTCTGTTCCGTCTGGTCTCGATAAGGAGATCCACGAGATTCAGCACCTAGAGGCTATCACGGTAATAAATGAGTCGGATACACCGGTTCGTTGGCGCAGCGACGGCCAAGATCCAACTCTAGGACACGGTGCCCTATTGAAGGAAGAGACTTTTTCTAGGCGGGAAGTCTTGCAGCTTCGTCTAGTCTCAGAGGGTTCTCCTGTGACTCTCAGGCTCTTGATTCATGAGTATAGAAAGTAGATAATGGCTTGTATGGATGTTTCAGGCGGCGGGTCAACCGCAGGATCGGGTGCTGGCTCAGTAAGCTCTAGTGGCATGCTTGGGTCGGACATGGGAATGCACGTTGCGGCTCCTAAAAAGAAGCGCAAGAATCACAAGCTTCCTACGACCAAAAAAGACGCCAAGCTGTCAATGAAGCACCACCGCGAGTCTGTGGCCTTCAACCTATCACACGCCAAAGACCATCTTGACGAGGCCAAGCAACACGTGATAGGATTGAAGAAAGTGACCAAGCTTGAGAAGCAACTCTCGTCTCTAAGGAAAGGTAAAGTGAAGTTCTAATGATGTACTCTCCCGGCACAAAGAAGTCTGAGTCGAACATCTCGATTCCAGACACCGATCATAACCAACAGATCCAGCCTGATCCTTGGGCTGGCGAGGTTGTTGGTGAAGACGAGTATGTAAAGGTCTCGAACTACATCTCGGCTGAGGGTCAGGTAGGTATTCCGGTGAAGCAAGAGATTGGAAGCCTTGAGAGTTGTTCCCCTGGACAGTCAATGACGTTTCAGGGCAAGGTTGAGGGCGTTAGTCCAGAACAATCTTACTACGGCGTCTACAAATCGGACAGCGATCAGCCTCGTGATGATGAAGGCGATTGTCTGCCGGAACAGAAAGTAAAAGGGGTAAGTTAATATGGCTATGTCAACACCGACGATTACTAATATGGATACTGCGGCTTTTCGCGGCATTCATCCGTCTGGCGATCAGGACCCTAGACACGGTTTCAATGAGGGTAAAGGCCCCAATGAGACCTTGGCGCGACCTCATCATGTCTCGCATATCGGCTACCTCAATGATCAATCCAGTGGTCGAGCGATCATGACTTACTGCGCGGAGCACAACGCGCTCAACATCGACTTAATTAGCTAAGAAAGGGGTAAACTAAAATGGCAGCACCCACAGTTACAACGATGCCCGTAGCGTCCTTTTTGCAGCTTCATCCTCCGTCAGGCAACTCGGATCAGGTTGCAGGGCCTAGCGGCGCATTCCAGAACGCTCATGATGTTAGTCATCTTGGATCGTTCTCATACAGAAGCGGCTCAGTGACAAACAAGGCCGATGTTCATTACTGCGAGCAAGACAATGTAGTGAACTTCGATCAAGCAGTGGTCTAGATTGAGTACCCCTGCCGAGGTTCGCCCCACAACCCTTGACATTTCTTGGGCTGCTGGTATTTATGAGGGAGAAGGTAGTTGTGGCCGAGCCTCTCGAACAGAGCAAACCAGGATCACTCAAAAAGATCCCTGGCTCCTTCTTAGGTTAAGAAGTTTGTTTGGAGGCTCTAAAGTTTTGAGGGACAATAGAGGTTATTATTATTGGAATCTCTATGGCCCCAGAGCACGTGGGTTCTTAATGACGATTTACGGGTTTTTGTCACCACGAAGACAGAAACAGATCAAAACCTGTTTTGGAAGGGGTCAATAAACGTGAAAAGTTCTTCTGTAGGACAAGATTCTGAAAGTGGAGATATCAACTGGCAGACCGACCCGAAAGCCGGCAACAGTGAAGGTTCTCATTCGGCTGGAGTCCCCGGCGTGAGTGAAGACGTTCGCCGGATCAAAAGCGGAGACATTCAGGATTGGCAATGCTACCCTTCGACCGCAACTCAGGCCGAGGCCGATGCAAGTCCAACCGGAATGTCTTTTACACCAGATGTTGATGGTCATCAGGACGACAAAGGCTATGAGCAGCACGAGGTAACGGCTGAACCAAATACTCAGTCGATTCCTTATGGTCCTAAGCCCTCACCGGCAGCGAGGTAAGAATGGATCTATCAGAACTCAGAGACGGCCTGAACGAGCTACTTGACGTGCTTCAAGCAAAGCACAGTCAAAGGGACTCACTTCAGGTTTCTCTTGACGCAATGGCTCAGGTTCTCAGTCAACGTCAGCAACAGCTTGACGAGTTGAATACTCAGTACGAGAGTGAGCACAAGCGTCTAAGTTTGGATCTTGAGCAGCTTAGACTTGACACTAGTGCTAAAACAGACGAATATAACAGACAGGCCGCTGCATCATTGAAGGCGGCTCAAGACGCTCTCGCATCGCTGAACGAACAAAAAGCGATCAACGCGAATGCCTTGCAACAGTTATCAGAGGAATACTCAGCTAAAGAGAACGAAGTTATTGCCCTTGAACTTCGTATCAAAGCGGCTGAGGCAAAACTAGCGGAACTAAAGGGCATCTAAAGGAGCGGTTAAAATGTTTGGTTGGGGTCCTTCTATAGACATTAATACGCACGAGACTCTTGTTGCGTTTGTAAAGGGCGTCAAAGTGATGACTCTTCGTGATCCTGCTGACGGCCCTAGTGAGATTCCAGGGCAATATCAGTCACCGGGTATCCCGATCTACGTCAATGCCTCTACCGGTGACGACCTGAATAGTGGTCTTGGCATTATAACCGCCAAAAAGTCGATCAACGGGGCGCTTGCGGCTGCTGTAAGTGGTCGTGGCGATGTTATCCTCGTGCAACCTGGAACATACGCCGAGAATGTGCTGGTCACGAAAGACGCAGTTACCATTATCGGCTCTGTCAACGGTGGATATGAGCGACCGGACGTTCAGCCGGCGAGTGGAGTAGCCCTCGAAGTAAAGGCCCAAGGCTTTGTCGCTATTCACATGAGATTTGCTGCAACTGCGGCTGATGGGGTCATACAGCGCGGCAACGGGTTCAACTACATTGACTGCGTGTTCGACGGCGATGGCACGGCTAATAAGGCCGGCGTTCGGCTGCAAGGCTTGAACACTAACCACAAGCTGACGGCATCTGAAGGGCGCATCCAAGACTGTCTGTTCCGTGGCTGTGCTAAGGGTTTGATCTTTGACTCGGCTGCTGGTCCTGACAACGGCGTGGGTTCGACCGATAACTACATCGTGAAAAACCGCTTCTACTCGAATACCATCGACATTACCGCTGAGAAGTCTGGCGCCGGTGGAGACTATTCAGTACAGCTTGTTAATATCCTTGAGAACAGCTTCGAGGACAAGAACAAGGCTGTCTACATCGACATCATCACCAACGAAGACGGTCCTGCGGGTAACCAGAGCGGCACGATCATGGGCAATCGAGTGGCAAAGACCACGGCAGTTGACAACACGAACATCAAGATCAACGGCACGAAGATTACCTATGTTGGCAACTACGACGCAGTTGGGATTACTAACGGCGGCGCGTTCTAAGTGACGCATGGTCGATAAGCCTCTCCCCAAGTACGCACGTCCAAAAGGTGAAAGACCTCCGAGGGCGCTTGGCTCAGTAAGGGTATTCCCCCCAATGACCAAGCTGCCCAAGGCTCCCAAGATCAAGGTATCCAAACCAGCTAAGTTACCGCGAGCCACTGGAGGTCTGCCGAAGCTCGGCGGAAAGCAACGGGTAAGATCAGCACAGCGTTTTAGGGCGGGGAAGACGGCGTTTTAATGGCAACCATAGACTACGTGGTTGAGTTTCATGGAGACAAAACCAGAGCCTCGGTCATTTTGTGGGCCAATATGAAGTCGGGTGATGTTGGTCGGTCTTTGGACATCTCCAATCAATCAGATCGTACTATTCAAGTTACTGGAACTTTCTCTGGTGCCTCTGCTACACTTAAAGGCAGTAATAACCCCGGCCCAAGTCCTCTCTACGACACTTTGCGAGACCCTTTCAACTCTCTTTTAGTGTTCACGGGCGAAGACCTCAAACAGATCCTCGAAGTACCCCACAGAGTACGTCCTGAGATCTCTGGCGGTGATCTGAACACAAACTTAACGGTTAGAATCTGTGCTGTCTTGGTAGAGGAGTAGTTTGTGGATATTACTCACATTCAAACGGCCCATACTGCCGCTGGTGGTGGGTCATCAGTGAACGTCACCATTGCCAATACAGTAGGAGGTAATTTTCTCGTGGCCTTCGCAGCGTGGGGGATTGGAGGAGGAGATGTTGAGCTTACTTCTGTAACTGATAGTGGTGGTGCGGGAAGTGACACCTTTGTTGCAGTTCGAGCCTCACAGTTATATGTTGCTAATCTTGGACGCTTGAGAGCTTATTATGCCAAAAACATAGGATCAGGCCGGACTACAGTTACATTTAACTGGAGTGGCAATACAACCAACTTCGCGAACTGTTTTGTAAGTGAGTATTCCGGCGGGGATTTAGTTAACCTCTTAGACGGCTCGAATAGTGCTGCTGGAATCTCCACGACTATTGATGGGGGAGCAGTCACTACTACCAAAGCTAACGAGTTGATTTGGGGAGGTTCAGACAATCAGAGCGGTGGGACTACAAGTGCTGGAACTGGTTTTACCATCAGAGATAACATTACCAATGCCACAGTTGTTGAAGACAAGGTAGTGAATGCTACTGGAACCTACAACGCTACAGCTACAAGTTCGGTGTCAGGATTTTGGGGAGCGATGACCGCTACGTTTATATCGGCTAGCCAACCTGCGGCGGCGGGCATTAAGATTAGAAGGACGCTTTCCAGTGTAGGAACCCGAATCGGCTCTAGGCAGATTCATAATTGGACAAAAGGCTATCATCGTGATAAGAGTGGTCTATGGCTACGTTAAAACAATCAACTGCCTACACTAGAATGTTTTTGATGGTCGATTCGACCGATCATGTGACCGGGAAGACTGGTCTAACCGTTACGTTGACTCTTTCCAAAGCTGGTGGTGCGTTTGCTGCGGCTGGTGGGGCAGTTACGGAAGTCTCAAGTGGGTGGTATAAAGTGGCTCTCAATACCACAGATACCAATACACTTGGAGATCTGGCTTATCACGCCACAGCAACCAATGCAGATCCTACAGATTTTGTGGATCAAGTCACTGCAAATATCTTGGGGGATACTCTCCCTGCCAATCTGACTCAGGTGGATGGTGTGGCAAACGCCTCGCATGCTAGTGGTATGGTGCCTGCTGATGCTCGTGATATTTTAGGCACAGCTATCTCTGCTCCTGCCACGGCTGGAATTCTGGACGTGAATGTCAAGAACATTGTCAATACTGCGGCTGCTGTGGACGCAAATAACTTGCTGAAGGTTGACGTTGAAGACTGGAAAGCACAAGTAGTGCCAGCACCAAGCGTGACAGGAGTTCCAAAGGTTGATTTGACCGATATAGATGGTTTGGCGACGAATGGAAACAATGCTACCTTGAACCTCAAACAGCTTAATGTAGTTAACAGCGCGGGTTCGGCTATCGTAGCAAGCTCTACTGGAGGTGCGGGAAGTGGGATCAATGCCTCTGGAAACGCGGCTGGAGATGGCATAAAGGCTACGGGCGGAGCAAGCGGGAATGGTCTAAATGCTCTCGGCGGTGGAGTGGGATCAGGAATTAGGGGTCTAGGGGGTTTGTTTGGGAATGGGGCCACTCTTCAGACACAAGGATCAGATGGAACAGCAGGACTTTTGTGTAATCAATTTTCGGGAGGCAACAACACGGATGGTATCAAAGCAGTCAAGAATGGAACCGGCTGCGATATCAGAGGAGATATTTGTGGTACGGTTACTGCTGCGACCACGGTAACAAACCTTTCGAGCGGAGAAAGAACCGCAATAGCTGATGCTCTGCTGGATCGAAATATGGCCTCTGGGGTTGACACCGGGACTGATACCACCATCAGAACCGTTCGGCAGGCTTTGAGATTCCTAAGAAACAAGTGGTGCA